ATAGTAGTGAGTTTGGCCCTGAAAAAGCAATAACCGTTGAATACGTAATAGACACGGGTAAAGGCAGCTTGGAGGGTGGGTTCTCTGCAATAAACTATCAGCAATAATAGTTGCTACTATATTATAATCTAGTTCCAGAGGTCGGGAGTAATTTACCCTTAAAGTAACCTAAAAAGTGGGAGGCTGTTAAACAGTACGCTCGTAGTCACTATAATTGTGGAACCACAACTAGATTTTATTACAAAGCAAAGAGGTTGTCTAGACGGGTCAAACCAGAAGGCTGCAGATACTTCGCCTCTACGACAAGAAACTGCAAAGGTGAAAGTGCTATGAAAGACAATAGTAGTTACTCAATCCTAAACACATTATGCACAATGTGTGTTCAAAAAAAGCCAAGGTTAGGATGGCATCTAACAATAAGAGCAGTGCGTTGCTCTTTAAATTATTATTCACATTAAAGACATAAAGACATGAAGAGAAACATTTGGGTATTTACAATAGTTTATGGGATCTTATATCCTTTATTCTTAGGAGTTCTTGATTCTATGTTATACTTAAGAGTTGAGAAATATGATTGGTTCATGATTACATTGTTTACATTGATGCATGTAATCTGGTTGCCAATGCTTTACTTAATTTATTTAAATCATAAAACAGCATAATTATGAACAAGACATCACCATTAGACACATTAACTATCTTGGGCTTAGGTCGTAAGATGGAGAAATTAAAGATTATGGCTAATCAACTCATAGAAGAAGGAGATGATTCTCAATATCAGTGTGGAATAGATATACTTGACATTGTTGATCCATATAGACATAAACTGAAAGATAAAAAGAAAGTTTTAGACTTATTAGATTTTAAAGAACATTTAATTAAACAAAATAGATAGACATGGTAGAACAAAACCTTAGTTACGAACAACACAAGCTGGAGAATTTACATAAACAGCTTGAGGATTATAATGAGATGACGGCTGAACTAGAGGCTCATTGTAAAGCAAAGTATGGAATATCTTTAGAAACACTTAGTAATTTTAAAAGAGGTGTAAAACAAGACATTCAAAAGGAAGAACAAGCAGCAATGCGTGATGGCGCTAGTATTAACTTGTCTCATTTTAAAGACAAACTAAATATAGAAGCTAATGGAGCAAGTTGAACACGCAATACAAATTAGCATTAAATACGTATTAGACTTTGTACTTAATCTTGAGCACACCGGTAATGGTGTGATTGGGATTGAGTTGTGGTTTGATTGGACAGCATTACTGTTATTTATAGTGATTTACTTCTTTTGTAAATCAGTTTATAGAATGTATAAAAAAATGTAGCTAATAGCTATTAACAAGTTGATGGGCATGATTTGAGCTCTGTCTGTCAACTTGCATATGGTTGCAAACAATTTAATAGCTATTGGCTATTCACATTTAAAAGGTTGCTAGTATACCTATCGAAACTAGCATTAATTATTTAAAAGCATGTAAAAGACATGGCACAACAATTAAATTCAGGGAGCATAGAAGCTCTAAAACAAGGCGAAACTCTGCTTGTAGAAGCAAGAAAAGTAGCAAATGGCAAAATTCAAGTAGAATTTGCAGAACTGTTAAATACTGGTGCAAGAGCAAAGAATGCCTTATCCGTATTGAACAAATCAGATGATAGATTCTCTGGCGGTAAGCCTCGAAGAGCGTGGGTAACTGCAGAAGCAGGCGATGTTGGAGAACTATTTGGTATAGACTTAGGTGACACTGGTGCGTGGTACGAAGCTGATCGTCGAGGTAAAGCTATGGAAATTTTAGATCTTAACATTTTGAATCCAGTGGATTTTGATGGTGAAAGATTTAGAATTGTCTGTGAGGAAACTTTGACTCCAAGTGAGTATCATGCCCAAGATCCTGAGCGTTATGCTAAGAAGAAAGGAAGAGATGGAGATCTTATCCTTCACAATGGATGTTATGTATTCAGTTACACACATGTTCATGTTACCGATGAGCCAACCGATGACATGCACACATGGTTGAAATCTGATGTATCATCCTCAACGTCTATAGGCGGAATCAAAGCTAATGTTACTACTTCTAAAGTAGCAGCAGCAGAGCTTGACGAAGCTTTTATGTAGACATGTAAATAAAATATGTACATTGCCTTTGGTAGTGTACATATTTTTATTATATTTGTAAACAAGTTATAAACTATTTTTAAACAAGTTATGAAAAACGTTATTATCAACAACGGAAGAGCTACCGTAACTGTAACAGCAGCACATAATGTGACTGTAACAGAAAAGGCTATTACAATTGATTTAGTTACAGGTTTTAATTTAACTAAGAAAACTAAGACTAAAACCACAACCAAAGCAAAAACCAATAAGGCTACTAAAACTGCAAAACGCAGAGGTAGACCTGCAAAAGCTACTTCATAGGTAGATTTAGATTAGACAACTAAATTAAGTAGGGGACAGAGAGATTTGTCCCCTATTTTTAACTTAAAATTATTTATTATGCCAGAACAAGACGTGATTATGTGGCCATTTGAAGTGCCAAAGCACATAGATATTAGAAGTGAAAAACATCAAAAGTTTCTCATTGACAAATATAATGAAGGTAAGAAACGAGAGTTTAGAGTTAAAAATATGGAAGAGTTAATAGCTATGTTAAAAGAAGAAAATAAGAACTGATGGGTTGGATGAAAAAGATTTATGTAATGTGTGAGGATAACACATTAGATGAGGAGTTTACTAAGCCATATCATCAAGCGTTAGTAGACGAGAAAGACACAATGTATTTTCAAGGAAAATTGATAACTATGCGTCAAGCAGAAGGTATTCAAATGTTTGTTGATGATGCTCTTAAACTATTTAAGAACAAAAAATGATTTATTTTATATCTGATACATTAAGTCATACTAAACAATTTGAGAACGGTACAATTGAGCAAGCAGTAGAGTATTGTAAAAGTAAAAAAGTATTAGGTGTAGATACTGAAACTGAAGGCTTTGACTTTACTTGTAAGAAGATGATAATGTTTCAGATAGGTGACGAAGACCATCAATTTATCATTGACACTAGGTTTGTAAGTATTGAGCCGTTACGTGAAGTATTAGAGAGTAAAGAGATAATCAAACTATTTCATAATGCAAAGTTTGACTACAAGTTTATAAAACGTTGGGCTGACATAGAGTGTGAGAATGTATATGACACATTTTTAGCAGAGCAGGTTATAAACTGTGGTAAAGACGTTAGATATAGCTTAGCACATGTCTGTGAAAGATATTTAGGTGTAAGGCTTAACAAAGAAATTAGAAATAGATTTATAGGGTTAACTGGTCAACCCTACACTGATGACCAGATAGTATACGGTGCGAAGGATGTAGAGTATTTATGTCAAATTAGAAATAAACAATTACCTATTATTGAAGAGTATAGTTTAGAGAATGTGGTACAGCTTGAAAACAATGCTGTGCTAGGTTTTGCAGACATAGAATATAACGGATTAGATATTGACAAAGAATCATGGACAGGACTAGCTAAGATATGTGAAGAACAAGCTGTCGAATTAAAAGAAGAACTAGATACATTAGTATTAGACGATGTAAGACTAGAGAAATTTGTTCCTAAGTATGTACAAGGGGACTTATTTGTTGCACAAGAAGAGATTAGAAAATTAGATATAAAATGGACATCACCTACTCAAGTACTTAAGATTTTTAAAACACTTGTACCTGAGTTAGATAATGTAAACGGAAAAGAAATGTATAAGTATAGACGTAAGTTTAATCTTATAGATAGATACGTAAAGTATAAAGAAAAAATGAAAATTGCTACAAGCTACGGAACTGCGTTCTTTAAGTTTGTAGGAGCTGACAATAAAATACACACAAGTTTTCATCAAATATTAGACACAGGACGTGTAAGTAGTTCTAAGCCTAACATGCAGCAAATACCTGCATCAAATGACTTTAGAAACTGCTTCACTGCACCTACAGACTGGTGTTTTGTCTCCTCAGATTATAGTAGTCAGGAGTTGAACGTCATCGCTTTTGGTTCTAAGGATCCCGTGTGGATTGAGTCTTTAGAAAAGGGACAAGATTTACATTCTGTATGTGCAGACCTTGTGTATGGTAAAGAATGGGTAGATGCAGCTGAAAATGATTGTGCTTACATGAAGTCAAAAGCTAAATGTAATTGCTCAAAGCATAAAAAGCTGCGTACTAATGTAAAGACTATTAATTTTGGTCTTGCATATGGTATGGGCCCTAACAAACTTGCAGATACATTAGACATAAGTATACCTGAAGCAAAACAATTAATAGATAAGTATTTTACTGCGTTCCCTGCAATTGGAGGGTTCTTAGATAAACTTGCAACATTTGGGAAGAAATATGGATACATTAAAACATTTCCACCTTACAATAGACGTAGGTGGTTTACAAACTGGTATCCTAACATTTGGAATAGTCAAGCAGACAAGCGAGAGCTTGGAAGTATTGAAAGAGCAAGTAAGAACACACCTATTCAAGGAGCATCAGCTGATATGACTAAGCTTGCGCTGCATTATATTAGAGAGTATATAAAAGAAACTAACGCACCTGTAAAAATGGTAATGACTGTTCATGATCAAATAGATACTATATGTGAGATAGACTATGCTGATAAATGGGTAGTTAAAATGACTGAGCTTATGGAAAAAGCTGCGCTAGTTGTAGTTACTAACGGCTTATTAAAAGCAGATACAAATATTAGTAAATCATGGGAAAAATAAATGTACAATCTAGCACTATTGAAGGTAGAGCAGAAGAAAGAGTACAAGTGACAGAGTATGATATTATATTTGGAGCTATACGAAGAGAAATGAAGATTACTAAAGAGCAAATAGTAAGTAGAAGTAGGCTTAGAGATATAGTAGAAGCAAGACAAATGTTTTGTTTGCTTGCAAGAGATCTTATAAAAGAAGGTTCTGCAAAAGTAGGACAACAAATAAAAAGAGACCATGCAACTGTATTATACTCTGCTGCTTCAATGCGTAATTTATGCGCTGTAGATAAAAGACTAGCTATTGCTAAAAACTACATTGAAAAAGATATAACTCCTAAAATAAAAAGGATAAGTGAACTCACTATTCCTATTTGTAAACATTGTAAACAACCGATATATGAAGAAAGGGTATCATGATTACGTCCCATTAATTAAAGACGTAGAGGAAGATGTAGAGATTAAAATAGAAAAAACACATGAGCCAAAGTATATAACTACTAGCGCAGGTGTAAGACATAAAATATCTGATGAAAGAGGTATGGTAGTAGGAGGAACTGATATACTTGTATTTGGCACAAAATTGCCTGGATATTCGTATAATAAAGTGCTTGCTGTTGATCTTAAAATGGATACTAAGAGCTATATTAAATTTAACGGAAGAATATAAATACGTGAGCAAGCTACGTGAACGCTGCAATCTTTTACTATAGTTAAAGGGAGAGGAGGTTATTTACTTGGTCGTTTATGCGCCTCTCCTTTACTATTTAAACTAAATTTTAAAAAATGGAAATCTTTATTGGAATGCTGTGTGTAATAGGCTTATATCTTGCTTATGAAATGGTCAAGTATAAAAAACAAATTAAACAAAATGAAAAAAGTAATACAGAGCGTGCTTTGCGAAGCAACAAGAAGAAGAAAAAATCTTCAAGTAGTGCAGAGGCTATTACAGTTAAAGCACCGCATAAAAGTAAGCCTAAACGTACTTATAAAAAGAAAAAGAAATCTATAAAACCAAAAACAAATGACTGAATCTCAAGATGAATTAAACAAAAGTTTTGACAACAACATAACACAGATAACTGCTATTATAGAAGAGCAAACTAAATCTTTACAAAATGTTATTGATGTTGCACACGCTCTAATAGAGAGAGTTAAAAAGCTTGAAATAACAATAGCTATCAATGAAGCTATAAATACAAAAGCAAATGAGTAAAGATTGGTGGGATGATCTACCAAATCATCCTGCAAATCAACCCGATGTAGAACCAGAGTTTACCTCTGAGCATTTTACAGAGCTTGAAAGCGTCGAGATAGAAGGGATAGACACTAAAGATCATCCTGATTATTGCGACGCTTTTGTGGCTAAAGCTGTTTGGCTTGGTAGAGAGCTTACAGACGATGAGTTAGAAATTGTTAACGACGATTCTGACTTTGTATATGAACATACTATGAAACATGTAGAACTTTTAAATGATTAATTATGGACCAGAAATCAATTGATTCGTACGAAAAGCTTGCAAAAGATAATGGTTTGTCTCGCAGACAAGTACAAGTATTGCAAACACTTAAAAATGAATTAGGTATGGGTAGTAATCGTATGATTGCCCGCAAGCTTGGTTGGGATATTAACCGAGTAACAGGTAGAGTTAAAGAACTCAGATCAAAAGGCTTAATAAAATATGCTGGCGATTTTGAAGACAAAGAAACTAACAGAACAGTGAACCTATGGAAAGTGTCATTGTAATGCATGAAGTTAAAGATAAAGAGCAAAAGAAGGCTTTAAATTCTTGGGCTAAAAACGGGTACTGTGGTAGTATTATCGCAGGTACCGGTTTTGGTAAGTCTAGATGCGGTGTACTTGCAGTATGCCATATCTTAGATAAAAACTATGCTAACTGGGAAATTACTGCTGATCCTGCTCTTGTACTTGTGCCAACTGTGCAGTTACAAAAGCAATTTAAAGAAGAATTTATAAAGTGGGGCAAAGAGGAATATCTTAAAGATGTAGAAATACTTTGTTACCAAAGTGCTTACAAGCTTAAAGGTGTTGACTACTCAATTGTAGTTTGTGACGAAGTACATCTCGGCCTGTCCCCACAATATAGAAAATTCTTTGAAAATAATACATATCAACACCTGCTATGTATGACTGCTACTTTGCCGGAAGAGTATGAATATAATTTAAAATTGCAGCAAATTGCACCTATAAATTATAAGATTACATTAGATAAATGCGTATCTTTAGGTCTTGTTTCTCCATACGAGATTCATTGTATACCTGTAGAGCTTACGGATAGTGAACAGGCTGATTATAAGAAGATTAACAACAAGTTTGTCTACTGGAAATATCAGCTAGGGAACTTTGACGCCTTTAATGAAGCTAAAAGAGTTCTTGCAGATAGAGATGCAGCACCTGAGATGAAACAAGCAGCTGCACAATTCTATGCATGCATTAGAAACCGCAAGAAGATTGTAGATTTTGCTAGTCAAAAAGTGTATGCGTTACAAAAACTTGTAGTTAGAAATGTAGGAAAAAAGATACTAGTATTTGGAGGTGCTAATGCTTTTACTAATGAACTAGCAGAAGCAAATGAGCCATTTTCTACAGTATATCATAGCGGCAAGACAAAGAAGCAGAAAGAGAAAGCTATTGAAGATTTTAAAGATGGTACTAAAACTGTACTTTGTAGTACTAAAGCTCTAAACCAAGGATTTGATGTACCTGATGCAGGTATAGGTGTAATTTGTGGTTTAACTAGTAAGTCACTATCAATGATACAACGTGTTGGTAGGCTTATTAGATTTCAAGAGGATAAAATTGGTAAAATTTATATTCTATATGTAAAAAATAGTCAGGAAGAAAAATGGCTAAATAGTAGTGTTAAGAACCTTAAAAATGTAAACTGGGAATGATATTTAAAATACTTGTAATCTATTTGTTAATTACTAGGCATATAAAATTATGTATGTCTGATAGAAGCATATTTATACAAATAAAACAATACGCGTATACTGACACTGACGAAGAGTTAGCAGAATATGTGCGTATTAAACATTTTATGATATGGAGATTCAAATAGATGTAAACTTACTTATTGAAGAGGGTATAAGCGCAGATGATTTTACTGCGCTTTATATTCTCTATAGAAATGGACATGATTTAGTAGTAGAGATGAAATTGAAACCTGATTGGATTGACTTACAGAGTAAAGGATTTGTAAAATTAGGAGCATCACATAAAACTCATGTTGTAAGACAAAAGTTTATAGACCTATTTACAAGTAATTTTGATAAGATGTTTAACGAACTTCTTATTAAGTATCCTATGAAAGTTAATACAAACAGATCAGTTAGAATTTTGCATGCTAAAGATCCGTCTTGTAACGCTAATCTTAAGGCTAAGAAGAAATATCAAAGAATTGTAGGCAATAAATTACACGTTCATAAAAGAATAATGTCTTGTTTAGACACACAATTAGAGATAGAACGTGATAATTTAGGCTACCTGCAAAACTTAGAAACTTGGCTTAATAATCATACTTGGGAAAAGTATGCAGACATAGACAAAACCAATGATACAGACACCAGAATCACAAGAAAGCTCTAAAATCTTACAAGAAAGAGGATTTCAGAGTATTGAAAAGGCTGTTAACCAGTCTATTGCTGTTGTAAAACAAGCAAAAAAGGGAGAAAGAGACGTACTAAAAACTATGTGGCCTAGACTTAACAAGAATTTGTTAGGCGGATTGCAAAAAGGTAAAATGTATGTTGTAGCTGGACGCCCCGGCGTGGGTAAATCAGCATTTAGTAATCAATTAGTATTTGATTTGTTAGATGCAAATAAAAATGCAAACATAATTATATTGTACTGGACATTCGAGATGCCTGGTTATCAGCAAATTATGCGCTCTGCATCAAAAGACGTAAAGAAACAGATAAGCGATTTGTTATCAGTAGACTCACCTCTTACTGATATAGATTTTAGAAACTATATAAGCAAAGTTAAAAAATACACAGGGTACAATATTCATTTTAATAATTACCCTCGTAGTATGGAATATATTATAAACACTAACGAACAATTATATGAAACTGATCCTGACACTATTGTTGTTAATCTGTATGATCATAGCCGTCTCATTAGCGGTAAGGAAGATACAGAGCTTCGACGACTAAACACTGTGTCTAAAGGTTGCATGCATATGCAGTCTAAATTTAATGTTGTTAACATCTTACTATCGCAGCTAAACAGGAATATTGAGCAAGAGCATCGTGCTAAAAATCAATATCAACCGTTATTAACTGATTTGTTTGGCGGTGACAGCATTGGTCAAGATGCACATGTAGTTATGATACTAAACAGACCTTTTGATTTGTATGGTATTACATCTAAATATTGTGACGAAGACCCTAAAGGCTTATTAGCCTGTCATGTAGAAAAAAATCGTGACGGTTTGCTTGGTATGATTAGTTACGAAGCAGACATGAGCACATTCACTATTAAAGAAAGAAGATAAAATGGAATTACCAAAAACTAAAATAAAGGCGTCTAGAAAGTCGCCAAAGAATATGATAATATACGGTGCGCCAAAGATTGGCAAAACTACTGTATTATCACAGCTTGATGATTGTCTAATTATTGACTTGGAAGATGGCTCTGACATGGTTGACGCGCTAAAAGTAAAAGTGGGAAGCCTGAGAGAACTTGGAGAAGCCGGTAAAGCAATTCATGAAGCTAAAAAGCCATATAAATACGTAGCTATTGACACTATCTCTAAACTAGAGGAATGGTGTGAAGCTGATGCTAAGGTATTATATATGCAAACTCCAATGGGTAAAAACTTTGAACAAAAGAATCCTGGAGCTTCAGTCTTATCATTGCCAAACGGCGCAGGTTACCTATACTTACGGATAGCATACAAAAAATGGATAGACAGACTGAACACTCTAGCTGATCACATTATTCTAGTTGGTCACCTAAAGGACAAAATGCTTGAGAAGAAAGGTAAAGAAGTGGCTGTTAAAGACCTAGATCTTACTGGTAAAATCAAGCAAATTACATGCGCAAACGCTGACGCGGTAGGTTATTTATACAGAGAAGATGAGAAAACTATGATTTCTTTTGACTCTATGGATGACATTACTGCGGGCAGTCGCTGCGATCACTTAAAAGGTAAGACCATGCCTTTAGAATGGTCAGAAATATTTATTGATTAATCGCTTTAAACTTAAACCAATGATTGAAGCAAGAACAAACAATGAGAACGCTACTCCAAAAGCGGTTACACCAGAAACTATCACAACATCTATGATTGTAGAAGATCTAGAAAATGGAATTGATCGTAATGGTATTAAAGAAAAGTATGGACTAGAAAACTGGGAAGTAGTTCAAATGTTTAAACATCCTGCACTTAAAGGTAAAAAAGCACGTAAAGTGAGAAAGATGTCTTTTAACTTTGTTGATGATACTCCTACAGTAGATCCTAATCAGACTAGTATCCCTACAGCGGAAGAAGAATTTCATAACAGAGCTGATTTAAGATCTCAAGATGCTATAGATCATACTCCTATTGAAGAAGAAAATCCTCACTTTGAAAACCCTGAGTTTACAACAGCTCAGATGGATCAAATGGAAGGACAAGCTTGGGAAAGTCAGATCCAATCACAAACAAATAACCCTTTAAATTTATAAAAATGGCAATTAAAAGCAATTCAAGTGAACAAGAAGTATCAGGCGGAGGCATTAAATTATACTCCGGTCTTGCTAATTTCAATGTTATAGCAATTAATCCTACTATGACAGAGCTGCATACTCTTGGAATTAATGTAAAACAAGATCCTAACTATTATGTAGAATTCAATGGTGAAGAATATTTTAAACTAACCTTTTGGGTTAAGAATGAAGACCTTACTACTCGTATGGAGATTCTTATGCAATCAAAAGAGAAAGTTTCAAAAACAGGCAAGCATCAATGGCTAAATAATATTGGTCAAGATACATGGTCTGATGGCGTTCCTACTTACGACTGGTACAAAAATCCTGAGACAGCTCGCAAAGCATATACAGGTGAGTATACTTTGATTAATTTTGTTAAAGCATGGGCTAACGTTGCTTACGGCGATGAGGTTATGTTTGACACTATGGATAAGATTGTAAAAGGCGATGTTACAGAGCTTAAAGCTTTAGTAACTATGCTAGCTAACAATCAAGTTAGATTACTTATAGGTGTTAAAGACGGTAAATACCAAAATGTGTATCTTCACAACTTTGGTAGAGTTAAGCCTCAGAGAGATGACTTGTTTGTTAAAGCACTTAACGATGAGTACAAAACTTTCAATGCAGAGTTTAATACTGACCTAGCGTGGGGTACATTTGTTCCTCAACTAGCAGTTGTAACTCCAGATGAAGAGACTGTTTCTGAAAACGATACCTGGGTATAATAATTAGAAACTATGATAAAGAGCAGAGGAAGTGAAGAACATCTACACACAGATGTAATACTCTCTAAAATTAGTGAGTATGATATATTCAAATACTACTGCCCCAACTTCATAGAGCTTAACAAGAAGTTTTGTAGTGATTTAAGGAAAGACCAAAAGCCTGGTGTAAGTATTGTTTACTGGAAAGGTAAACTCTTATACAAGGATTTTGGCTATCCTGATCATACATTTGACTGTTTTAACTATGTTAAGTTTAAGTATTCTTGCAACTTTGTAGAAGCTTTGACTATAATTGACAATGATTTTAACTTAGGACTTACGTCTGTAAATGCTAATACATTATTTACTATGGGCTACAGAGGCACTATAACTAACAAGCGTCCTGTAAATCAAAAAGTAACTATTATTAGGAAAAAGACAAGGCCTTGGTCTAAGTCAGATAAGTTATTTTGGGAAAGATATTTGATTACTAAGAAGACTTTACTTAAATTTGACGTATCACCTATTTCACATTATTGGATTAATGAAAATAGATTTAGCTGCAAAGAAACAACCTATGCATACAAAATTGGTAAAAAATACAAGATCTATTCTCCTAACGAAGAATATAAATGGTCTAGTAATACTACCAACAAACATGTTCAAGGTTATAACCAGCTTCCAGATACAGGAGATTTACTTATTCTTACCTCTTCTCTTAAGGATGTAATGTGTTTATATGAAATGGGCATACCCGCTATTGCTTTGCAAAGCGAAATGATTATGCCTGACGAAAAACTTATTACACATCTTAAGGCTAGATTTGACAGAATAGCTATATTTTATGATAACGATTTTACTAATCCTAACAACCCTGGACAAACCATGGCTGCAAAGATTAAAGATAAATATTATTTTACAAACATAGCTGTTCCAGATGTATATCACTGTAAAGATTTGTCTGACTATATTGCTCATTTCAATTCTTATGGAGGCATGAAGGCTTTAATAGAACTAGCAATATATGGCGAAATACACAGACACAATATACAAACTGAAGAGACAAATTATGCCGATACGACGCAAGAAAGGAAACAAGAAAGTTAGAAATGCTACTGCAGCAGTCTACAAAGGATTAAAGTTTAGATCAAAATTAGAATTATTTACTTATAAGAAACTTGAAGAAGCAGGTATATCTGCACTGTATGAGAAAAGAAAGTTTGAACTTTTAGAGGGGTTCTACTTTCCTCATACCTGTGTAGAACCTAATACTCATAAAGAGTATGTAGATAACACTACTAAAGTTAGAAGTATAACATATACTCCTGATTTTGTAGACCCGCAAGGACAGTGGATTATAGAAGTAAAAGGATTTGCTAACGATGTCTTTCCTATAAAATGGAAGATGTTTAAACAGCATATCATGCAAAATGGGTTGGAGTATAAATTATTTCTCCCCAAGAATCAGAAACAAGTTCTTGAAACAATAGAACTAATTAAAGAATTAAGCCGCAATTAGCGGCTTTTTTATTGTGTAATATTTAAATAAAAGCTAAATGGCTATTAAAACGATTGACAAAGAGATCGTAGGAGCAGAAGGTGTTGCTAAAAAGATTAACAAAGGCGCAGAAAAGATGGTCTTTGATATTTTACAGTCAACACAGTACTCTACTCCTATTCCCTCGACAGTTCGTGAGCTCACAACTAATGCTTGTGATGCGCAACGAGAAAAAGAGATTGCTGTAGAGATCCTTAGAGGAAGCTCAAAAGCAGAAGACTACTACATTACCCGTAACGGTGAGCAGTACTCAGACAGTAACTTTGATGCTAGTTATTATGACATAAAGCATCTAAATACAGAACAAACTCAAGTTTACATCAGTTATGAAAAACATCCTGGCGTTGGATATTGCGACAAATTCATCGTTTTGGACCATGGTGTAGGTATTGGCGGTCGTAGACTAGAAGGTATTTTAGAATTGGGTTACTCAACTAAACGTAATACTTCAGAGAACTTCGGAGCATTTGGTTTAGGTGCAAAGGTTCCTCTGTCTACGGGCGTCGATTTCTACACTTTAGAAACAGTACATAATGGTAGAAAAATAACGTGCAACTGCTACAACTACAAAACAGATTTTACAACTCCTAAGTTTAATACTACTACAGGAAATATTAATCCTAGTTTTAGTTTGTCTGATGGCAGCATAGTTTACTATGAACCTACAGTAGACAAGAACTATACTCAGATTTCATTTGGCGTTAAGCGTCACAACAGATCTAAGTTTATGGACTCTGTAGAAGAGCAGCTGTTGTATCTTGACAATGTTAAGTTTAGAGTTATTGAGCATTTTGAGGACGGAGAAGTTGATATTAAAGAAAAGAACTTTCAAGCTAAAGTACTTTTTAACTCTGAGAACCTTATTGTAGCTGATACTTATGTGTTTAACAAACCGCATATTGTAGTTGTTAAGAATAGTGAGGCTACTACTGGTATTAACTATGGTTTTATTGATTTCCGTGAGTTGGAGATGGAGACACTGTGGGGCCCAATTGCCTTTAAATGTCCTGCTCGCCAAGTTATGAGAGATCCTGAAACAGGTAAAGATGTAGTACTACAAGAAGGTGTAGATGTCACACCATCACGTGAGAAAGTGATATGGAATGACGCTACTAAAGCATATGTTCAAGGTGTTATTAAGAAAGCAGCTGCAGAAGCTACTAAGCTAATACAAGCAGAGCTTAAAGATACAGACATTGTTCAATGGCTTGTATCTTGTAGAGATATTCTTAGTAAAGCAAATGGATCTTCAACGCTAGGTAGGATTGCTAATATTATTGATCGGCAGTCTATTAGCCCGCAATTTGCACCCGACAAGAGCATTAGGTATGCAATGCCTAAGACTTTCTTTAAAGGTATGAATGCTAAGAAGGTTACAAAGATGAGAGACTACAGATCTGGTAAAGACAGTCTTGAGAGAGATGAGTTTGATGGATGGTCAGGTGTAAGTACTACTAATGTTTACATTAAAACAGATGAGCAGTTTAATAGGTACAAAGATTTGTATTTACTACAACAAGCTCAAAAAGACGACTATCAAGAAAACATCGTAGTTATCAGTCCTCCTACTATTGCTATGCCTAAAGCTATTAGTTTGTTGCCTCCTGGACCAGAAAAAGGAAAAGCGATAGCAGCATACAATGCTGAAGTTACTAGACAACAAGCTAAGTTTGCATACTTTCAATCTTCACCACATGTTAAAAGCTATGATAACATAGAAGTTAGCGACGAGTGGTTAGAAGAGTACAAGAAAGAAGCAGCTAAAGCTGAGCAAGTTGCAACGTTTGAGAACATTACACCTGCAGAACGTCGTAAGATAGAAGAGCGTATGGTTGCTTTTACTCTAAGGACAGATAATAAGCGCAACGATGGCAAAAACTATACCTGGGATAAGATCGAGCCTAAAGCTAAAGATCTTATGCAAAGTGAGAAGACTATTTATTATGGTAGTACTGCTGACGAAGAAAAGTTTATGCTTGCTGCGGAAATTATTGGCTGCTATGCTCCTACATTTAAACAAGTTTACCCTGAAAACAGCTGGTATTCTTGGGATGAGTGTTTAGTCGGTAAGATGTTTTACTATGAGCAGCCGCCTGTCCGTGTGTACTCAACTTATGGTGAGGATAAAGGTCAACCTGCAGAGTGGGCTAGGCCTAATAAAGCAGATCAAGATTGGGACACCCCGCAGCTTATTAGAGTTAGAGAGACTTATGTTAAACACATTGCAAAAGGTGCTAATTGTAAGCACATTGATGATTTCTTTTTGCAACTAAATTCAGATGGAGGATACACTATGGATTCACACTTAATTAAATGGTATACTGGTAAAAAGATCCAGGCTGTCATAGACATGAGGCACTTGTCTGCACTTAAGCATATTAACCCTGAGCTATTTAATAAGTTCAAGGAATGTTATGAGGCTGCAGAAATGGTGTCTCACAGATCTATGGAGTGGATTGATATGGAGAAAGACGACAATTCTACAGTTACAGAAATTAGAAAAAATGTAGAAAGGATTGCTAAGTTCCAAGCTTTTTGTGAGGAAAACACAGATCCTGTCTTGATTGCTGCTAAAAGTAGAGAGTTGTTTGTGTTAGATATGCCTAATGCGGGCGCATATGATACTAGACTTGTTGCTAACTGTAAAGAGTTGGTAGAATACAACGAAGAGGTATCGACTATGCTATCTACTATAGGTCAGTTTAATGTACATCCTGACACAGCTCCAGATATTAGTTCAGAGCTACAGAAGGAGATTAGTGTGTACTTAGATGCAAAAGATAGACTTCAATGGGGAAGCTAGCCTTTGTAACTAGGAAAGCTTTTGATATTAGATTTTCAGGTAGATCGACGGATTTCATATCTCCGTCGTTTGGTTATGGCTGCTTGTATAACTGTTCATACTGTTATATGAAACGCCATAAGCCTGACGGTCTATCAGTTGCTAAAAACACAGGCGATATACTTACTGAAATAAACAATCATGCTTATTTTACACCAGTAGCAAAGCCTAACCAGACGCATCCTGATTTTACTACATATGACATTAGTTGCAACGAAGACTTTGCATTGCATGCTAAGTACCATGATTGGAAAAGAATTTTTGCATTCTTTAGAGATCATCCGGTTGCAATGGGTAGCTTTGCTACTAAGTATGTAAATCCTAACTTAATAAACTTTGACCCGCAAGGTAAAATACGTATTAGGTTTAGTCTTATGCCGCAAAGCAGATCAGACATTCACGAGCCAGGCACCTCTAAGATTATTGATAGAATTAAAGCTATTGATGCTTTTATAGATGCAGGTTATGACGTACATGTTAATTTTAGCCCTGTAATTATATACGACGGCTGGATGGAAGAGTACGAAGATTTGTTTAAAATGCTTAATGACTATGTAGATTACAAAAAGCAGGTTCTAGCTGAAGTTATATTCTTGACACACAACGAGAATAAACACAAAGCTAATCTTGAAAAGCATCCTAAAACAGAGGATGATTTATGGAAGCCAGAAATACAAGAGCCTAAAATCTCTCAGTATGGAGGTAGAAACATAAGGTATAACAGACATCTAAAAGCTGCGTATATGAGTGCATTTAGACGCAGACATGATGAAATAATACCTTGGAACACAATTAGATACATGTTTTAATGAGTACTTTAACAACAAAAACAGGAAAGCCTATGACTCCCAAGCAATTGTGGGCTCGTAGGCGAAACTGGGAACTAAGACAGTTGCGATATATTGAACACGAACTTGATTTTAGATTTCAGTGCAGATGTTCTGAAATTAAACAAGACGGTCACGAACCAGTTAGATCTGCAACACTTTCCCAAATAGAGTTAGATAAATATAAGAAAGCTATTGATTTATTGAGGAGTTTGACAGACAATTGGTCTGCAGAACATAATCAATTAAAACACAAAATAGACTTCTCTAAGTTTGTCTAACTAATTAAAAATCAGTAAATTAGTAACCCAAATAAACAATTAAATTATGATTACACTAAACGTAATTGACGATGTGATCTCAGGATCATATGGAGATAAAAACTTCTCCGTAACGTACAGCAAAGAACTGTATGAAAGTATGATGGTTCTCAAAGGGCTAGCAGATGACGCTGTTAGCATGGCAGAATATCAAGACACTCTACAAAAATTTGCAGAACTTGCTGTAGAAGACTACACTGCAACAATTGAGAC